CGTCAACGGGGAGGAAGTTGCTAGTGGCCCCTGTGACGACAACAGACTTCAAAAGCTGTTAGCTCACCTGGGGTATGAGGCCGACATCGTTAACGAAAACGAAGAGGGAGAAGAGGTCTGCGAGATATGAACCCCTTGACCAACCCTTGACTCCCTCAACTCTCAAGCATAACATCACGCAATGACCACGAAAAAGGTGCATAAAGAGAAGCGCCACCCCCGGCTAAAAGCCTCCCTTCCAGAGTGTGAAGGATGCGGCAGACTAGCGCCAGTATCTCTTAAAACTGGACTCTGCCTTAAATGTGAAAGAGAGGAGAATAAATCGGCTTGACCAGATATTAGCAGAGGGTAAAATCTCGCCCATAAATACTATGTCAGTTCTAAAACCTAGACAACAAGGTAAAGGCGACGGTAGGCGCGACAACTTCAAATCATTTCAAGCCGCATTTGAGGACATTAAGCGCCGAGATAACCCGCTAACAGGTAAGCTCTTCCTCAAAAAAAACAACCGCACCGTCGTTAAATACAAATGAGTGACCCTGTTTCAAGCCCTTCGCACTACACCCGCTTCCCTGTCGAGGTGATCGAAATCACCGAACACCTTAACTTTAACCGAGGCAACGCTGTAAAATACATAGCACGAGCAGGACACAAAGACCCTGCCTCTGAGGTTCAAGACCTACAGAAAGCTGCCTGGTACATCACAAGAGAACTTCAACGCATTCAAAACCAAACCAAATGAACGACAAACCCTACGACAACGAACTGAAAGGAGTGGTCTATCCCTCCGAGAACGCAAACCCTAAAGCCCCATGCCTGACAGGACACCTGACGGTAAACGGCAAGAGGTGGCGTCTCTCAATCTGGCCTGCTGCTGTCTCTAAGACAGGCAAAACCTACCAATCCGTAAAGCTAGAGGAACCAAAGGAAGGTGGCGGCAACTACCACAACTCTCCCAAGCCTACTGAGCCAAAGTCGCCCTGGCCTTCTGGACATGGCCCTAGTGTCTATGTCCCCTCCCCTCGCCCGGAGCATAACGAAATCAAGGCAAACGGGTATGCGCCATCTTCCCCTGACTTAGACGAAATCCCTTTTTAACCTATGCCCCCTCTGAAGAAGCCACGGCAGGAGAAACTAGCAAAGGCTCTTGCTAGTGGCTTGCCGTTGGCTAAAGCAGCGAAAAAGGCAGGGTATTCTGGCGACGCATCCTCTGCTTGTGTCACGGCACAAAATCCCAATGTTTCCCAAAGGGTTGAGGAGCTAAGGGTCGTTGCAGAGGAAAAGCTAGAGATGTCTCGCCTCAAGTGTCTTGAGATTGCCTGGAACAGATACTGCGGAGATCACAGAGACGCAAAGGGTTATCTGGACTCCCTGCTAAAAGCCCAGGGGTGGAATGAGCCTGAGAAGTTTGACATCACTCAGAATATGGAGGTTGAAATCCTAGTGGGAGGAAAGCGCATCACATACTGATGTCCTTTAAGATCAAGTACAGGATGGAACCAAGACCGCAATTTGAACCATTCCTAGAGAGAAAGCAGAGATTCGGTTGCGTCGTGGCGCATCGAAGGTCGGGCAAGTCATTCCATGCTATCATGGATATGGTGGCACGGGCCTTGGCCTATAAGCGCCCCGGCCCCCCAACCAAGTACGCCTTGATTGGGCCTACTCGTGACCAGATCAAGAATATCGGATGGCAGTATTTGAAGCAGTTTTGCGCCGACATCCCGATGGTGAAGTTTAACGAGCAGGATCTACAAGTCACCTTGCCCAATAAGGCCACTATACGACTCTACTCTGGTGACGCCTATGAGCGTTTGCGAGGCATCTACCTGGACGGTGTGGTGCTAGACGAGATCAGCGACATTGACCCGCAGGCATGGTACGGAGTCGTTAGGCCAACCCTCCTCGACTACAAAGGATGGTGCATTTTCAGTGGCACGCCCAAGGGCAGAGGCTTCCTATGGAGGATGTGGCAGCAATCCATCTCCGATCCTAATTGGTTCTCCCTCATGCTCAAGGCAGACGAGAGCAACATCATCGACGACGAGGAGCTTGCCAGCATCAAGGCAGGGACTCCTGACCATCTCTTTAGACAGGAAATGCTCTGTGACTTCAGCGTTGGCAAACTAGGGGCCATCTATGCTCGTGAGCTAGAGACAGCACGCAACGCCCGGAGGATCAGTAACGACATCATGTGGCATAAGGAATGCCCCGTGTACTCCTCATGGGATGTGGGCGCTCCTCTCAATCAACGGTGCTGGCTTTGGCAGATTGTCGGTGATCGTATCGTATTCCTAGAATCCCTCTTTGGCGACCATACTTGCGGCACACCTTCCGAGTGGGCAGCACGACTCAAGGCGAAGCAATACGGCTATGGGGCGCACTTCATCCCCCATGATGCCTCAACGCAGATGGGAGGACTATGGCAGGGGGCATTACAGACGGCAGGACTAGCCAACATTGTGCCAGTTCCCCGGCAAAACTCAGTCTGGGATGGCGTGAACCTTGCCCTAGACGCCATGCCACGGGTCTCATTCAATGAGGAAGGCTGTCTGTTGGGGTTAGATGCCTTGGATCAGTACCACTCCAAAGAGGAGAACGATGGCGTCACGATCCGAGATGTCCCTGTCCATGACCATGCTTCCCACGCTTCTGATGCCTTCAGCATAGCATTTCAGGCAATCAAGCACGGCCTCGTTGTTGATCGAAGCGCCCTCCCTCGCAAGGTGAACCATTTCCGACGAGAGAACCAAGCAATCACGGGCTTTAGGGGATGACACCCGTCCAACGTGCGGCGGCAGTCTATAGCAGGGAGGATTGCGCCAGATCGTTCAAAGAGGACGTAGAGGCGCACCTTTTGCATGGTTGGGTCATCTCAACACCTGAAGTGTTTCTATTGGCTAGGAAGGTAGATCATGCAGCGCCACAGGATCAGATAATCAATCCTTGGTTTAATTCATGGGAGAAAGAACCCGATTCATGGCATCTTTATCTCTTCTCTGGGAGTCTGATGTCCGCTTTCAAGTGTGCTCCATACCCACTTGAATATGTTAGCTACGAAAGAACAAACGACTTGCGGATATATAAGTACGATGTTATCCATCGGAAATGCGCGAGATTTTCGAGTTCCTTTTCAACGGACTTTCCCCTGAGTTAGCTATTGCAGGGGGGATGCCATTCCCTCCTAGCCAAGACGAGAAGCCTAGCCTCTGGAACTTCAAGGGAGGTGGAGGCAAAGCGCCACCTGCACCAGCAGCGCCTCCCGTCATTAACATCCCTGCGGCACCTACGCCCCCTCCCCCGCCCCCACCCCCGACAGCATCCTCTGCGGATGTGGCCCTTGCTGGTCAGGAGGCCCTTGCAAAAAACAAGCGTGGCTTCGGTTACTCGGCATCACTCCTCAAGGGTGGAACTGATACTCAGAATAGCGCAACAGGCGCAGGCAGCTTGCTCGGCAACTCCTAATGGCCGCACCAAAGCCCAAGGCCAAGGAGTACGGCAAGTCTAATGCCGACTTAGCGGTTTCCGTTCTCTCCCGTTGGTCAAAGCTTGACCAGGATCGGAACTATTGGCTGTCCATGTGGCAGAGCATTGCTGATCTGGTGATGCCGAGGAAGTCGTACATCCTCCAGACCACAGTCACCCCCAACACGGACAAGGAAACCCGTCTCTTCGATAGCACAGCAGTCAGGGCTAATATGGTTCTCTCGGCGGGATGTATGTCCTATATCACCCCGGCAGACTCACGCTGGTTCTCCCTTGAGGCCCCTGAGTCTGTTGAGGACGGTGATGGCGTAGGTGAATACTTCTCTGAGGTCACTGAGGTCATCACTTCAGCCCTTGCCAACAGCAATTTCCACACGGCTATCCATGAGTTGTACCTAGACCGTGGGTGCTTCGGTACGGCAGTCCTGTTCGTTGAGCCAGGAGAAAACTCTCCCTTGAATTTCAAGACCTTCGATGTCGGTAGCTTTGCCATCTCCGAGAATCATGAGGGATATGTAGACACGATTTTCAGAAAGCATGAAATGACCGTCCGCAACCTCGTTGAGAACTTCGGCCTTGAGAATGTATCTGACCTGACTCGCACCAAATACAACGCAGAAAACTCACAGAATTGGGATCAGAAGGTGGAGGTGATCCACGCCATCTACCCAAGGCAGGAGTCTAAGAGAGACAAGACCAAGCTCGACGGCCCCAACAAGCCTATTGCTAGTTGCTACATCGAGGTTGCCGCCAAACACGTCCTCAGGGAGTCTGGGTACGATGAGCAGCCTTTCTTCTGCACGAGGTATTTGAAGTGGCAGCAAAGTCCCTACGGTTGGTCTCCCTCATGGGTAGCATTGCCTGACGCAAGGCAACTCAACTTCCTTCAGAAGCAGATGGACGCCTTGGCAGAGTTGGCAGCATTCCCTCGGATGCTTGTGCCTGACTCGCACGAGGGGGCCATTGATTGCAGGGCAGCAGGCATCACCTATTTCAACGCATCCGAACCCTCTGCCATTCCTCGTGAATGGATGACACAGGGCAGATACGACATCGGGCAGGACAGAATAAAAGAAAAGCAACGGCACATTGAGGAGGCTTTTTCGGTTCCTTTGTTCCAGATGTTCTCTCAGGACGATCAAGGGCAACCAATTTCCGCAACCGAAGTCAGGGCGAGAGAGGCAGAACGCCTCATGGCTTTCTCTCCTACCTTCTCACGCCTCACCACGGAGCTATTAACGCCCCTCCTGCAACGGGTCTACGGCCTCCTTGCACGCAATGGGGCATTCCCTCAACCCCCAGAGGCATTGATTCAACAAGACGCAAAGGGTGAGTTATTCCTTCCAGAGCCTAAAGTTGTATTCAATAGCCGCATTGCCCTTGCAGTGAAAGCAATGGAGAACACGGCAGTTGATCGCACGATGCAACGGGCCATGTCCCTTGTTCAAGTCACCCAAGATCCTTCCGTGCTGGACAACTTTGACACCGACAAGATGGCACGAGAGACCTCTCTCAATGACGGCATCGACGCCGAGTTCCTGCGTCCTGTTGAGCAAGTCGCACAGATGCGCCAGCAGAGGGCGCAGGCACAGCAACAACAGCAGGAAATGCAGGCGCAACAACACGCTGCCGAGGTCGCGGCCAAGATGGGGGGCATCAAGCCCGACTCCATGCTTGGTCAGATGGCGCAGCAAGGCCAATGACATTAGAAGCCGATCTTAAACTAGCCAAGACGCTAGGGGCTTATTCGATCTTCGCCTCACCCCAGGGCGAAACCGTTCTGGCAGACCTAGAGAAAGTCTTTGGCTTCAGCGCCCAAGCATTCCAACCAGACGCACAAGGGGCTTATTGCCCACTCAAGGCCGCTATCCGGGACGGTCAACGATCCGTCCTTCTTCACATCAAGTCAGTCGTTTCCAGAGCAACAGCAACCCCAACCCATGAGCCGACCACGAAAAGAACAACCATCAAGGAGTGAACCCACTCCCGAACCCGCACAATCCCCATTTCTGGGAGACCTGACGCCTGAGTTCATCCTCTGGCACGCCGAGAACAAGACGCCAGAAGAACACTTTCAAAGGTACGCAAACCGCATCCCTTTTGAATACGCAACAACCCACCAAATCGAACAAATCTAAACAACATGAGTGAAGCAATCATCGACGCCGTAGTTGACGGCAATAGCCTCGTAGCCACACAGGAGGCCGCACCAGTGGCCTCCTCTCCATCACCAGCAGGGGGAAGTCTCCTTGACGCTGG